TCCGCACCGACCACCCGGGCCTCGGCCACGGCCTCGTCGACCGCGGCGGCGATCTCGACCGCGAACTCGCCGGACCGGACGCGGGTACTGAGCAGCGCCGCGGACACCTCGCCACCGAGGACGTAGACGGCCGGCAGGGACGTCGCCGCCCACCGGGCAGCGGACACCTCGAGACGTCTCGTCGCCGACCGCACAACGGAGGCGAGCGGCCTGCCCCGGCGGCCCGTCAGGAGCGCCCGGATCGCCTCGGTGATGTCGTCTCCAGCAGCGGCCCAGTGCCGCCCGCCGGCCGCGGCCGCGGCCCTGACCTCAGCCGGCTGTGGCATCGGGGGGCGGACCCTCCGGCAGCACCGGCCCAGCCGAGATCGCCGCCTCGTACTCCGCGACGGACGCCGGGACGTACCCCGCCCACCCGGGCCGCTCCGACGGGAACCGCACCCACACCCGCCCCCCGACCGCCGCAGCGGTCCCGCCGGGCGGCTGCGGGGCGCCGGCGTACAGCCAGGACTGCGCCTCCCCCGACGGCGACACCCAGCAGACCGACGTCACCACCGTCGCGTCGATTGTCTCCAGCATGTCCTCCGCCCCCGTCACCGCCTCGCGTCCTTCCGCTCCAACTGTGACACGACGACCCGCCGGCCGCCCGCGACATCGCAGATCCGTTCCAGCTCGGAGATCCGCCGGTCGAGCGCCGCGAGGTTCGCTGTGGCGTCCGTGGAGTAGTCGCCGTCGACGGTCTGCTTCGCCGGGTCGGCCTCGAGATCGGCGCGCCGCTGCCGCAGGATCGCGAGGGCGGCCCCCTCCGCGGAGCCGTAGTAGTCGACGCGGGTCGCCAACGCGGCGAGGGACAGATCCAGCAGGCCGGGGCCGGGCGACTCGACCGTCCCCGCGTCCGACCCCACCCACTCCCGGATGACGAGGAGATCGGTGTCGGTCAGGGTCGTCGTGGTCACGGGTCAGGACGTCCGGCGCCGGCGCGGCTTCGGGGCCGGCTTCTCGACAGGGGCGGGCGGTGGCGGGAGCTCCATCGCTGCCGGGGCGGGCTCGGCCACGACATCCTCCACCGGCTCCGGCTCCTCCTCGAGCACGAGTGACGCGGCGACGTTCCCGAGGTACTCGTCGGGCAGGTCACCCCACGCCGGGCCCGCCCACCCGAACCCGGGCACGAACACGTTCTTGCGGAGCTTCGCCATCAGGAAGGGGCCTCCTAGAAAGGGAACGGTCCTCGACCCGAGCGCCGTGCCCAAGGCCGAGGACCGTCCACCTGGGGTGGGGGGAACTGGTCGATCAGGTGGTGATGTCGAGCGCCATCAGCCGGCTCGGGTTCGTCAGGACCGGCAGCACCGTGCCACCGACCTTCGTCCACGTCGCCACCGGATCCTCGGTCTTCATCACCACGGCCACCAGGCCGGGGGCGTCCTCGAACGAGAGCCGCTGAGCCTGCGCCAGCTCGAGCGCCTCGGCCGTGATACCCCAGGCGGTGAACCCGAGATCCAGCGGGTTGCGGGGCGTGATGAGGGCGATGTCCTGGTGGAGGACTCGGGCGGTGGAGCCGGCGACGTTGAACGAGCTGTCGTAGATCCGGATCTCGGGCCAGCCGTGAGCGAGCGTGATGTCGTTCACCTGGTCGAGGGTGAGGCGGGGCGGGGTCACGCCACCGGAGGCGGCGAGCGCCCGGAACTTCTCGTTCTGGAGCAGGTACCCGTACCCGGTCATCGACAGCGTCATGATGGGGCGCTCGTCCCCGCCAGCGGCACGCCAGATCGTCATCCATGCGGCGAAGTCGACGGTCACGTCGGTCGAGGTGGTCGCCCACGTCGCGGCGGCGGTGGCGGTGTTCGCGTCGGGCACGCCGTAGTCCCAGGACGCCTTGAACCCGTTCTCGTCGACCGTCAGGACACCGTCAGTGAGGACGTCACCGCGGGCGATCTCGGCGCGGATCCGGACTGCGTTGGCGTTGAGGCGGAGGTCGTTGTTGATCTCGGCGTCGATCAGCGGGCCCGGGTTGCCGGACATCGCCAGAGCGGAAGACAGGATCGACTCGAGCTCGCCGATGACCGTCTTCTGCGAGATCGGGTACATCGGGGCTTCCTTGCGGGAGGCGCTGTCGCGCTCCCCGATGGGGGACTCAGCGTCCCACGACCGGAACATGGCGGCCCGGTTCGTGCGGGTCACCTCGTTCCAGACTGCCTTCACCGAGGTGACGAGACGGTCGGGGAGGATGGCGTTGAGGCCGATGCCGGCGGGCTCGGGCAGCTCGCGCACCGTGAACGACAGCTCCGCGGGATCTGCCAGGTCGTACAGGATGGTCATGGCTCAATGGCCTCCGTGGGCTGGGTTCGAGCAGTGGGGTCGATGGGCGGGCGGGTCAGATGAACCGGATACGGCCAGCGACGTCGGCGACGCCGGCAGCGTCCACGCTGATCGGGAGGTTCGCGGTGCGGACCTTCCCGTGCGTGAGGAGGGCGGCGGGGACGTCGATCGTGGTGTCGGCGGTGTCCGGGACCTTCACGGCCCGGTACAGGAACCCGACGAGGGTCTCCCGGCCGTCGGACACGGCGCCGCCGCCAGCGGTCCCGGTCGCATGGGTTGCGGTGCCGGCGCCGCCGGTGAGCGACTCGGTCGAGGTCAGCTGCGGCACGTTCAGGCCGGCGTACCGGCCACCGAACGTGAGCGTGAACGTCGTGCTGTTCGACACCGTCGCGCCCTGGGTGACGGTGACGTCGCCAGGGTTGATGTTGGAGAGGCCCTCGAGCGCGGCCTGCATCGTGGCGGAATCGGCGGCCGACCCTGCGTAGGTAACGTTCCCGGTCGACTCACCGTCGAACGTGAGGTTGTAGGTGCCGCCGGTGGCGTCGATGACGATGGTCTGCACCTCGGACGGCGACGCGCCGTACGGGCCGTACTTGCCCGAGGCGGTGATCTTCCCGAGGGGGAGCCCGGACAGGAAGAACCCGTTCGGGTAGTGCGTCCCCGAGGTGAACGCGGAGACGTCGAGGGTGATGGTCTCGGTGGAGTCGGTGCCGTGGGCGGAGCCGAGCCACGTGTCGTCGCCGAGGGCGTAGGTGGTGGACTTGACGAGCGAAGCCATGAGGAAGGTCTCCTGGGGTCAGGCGGCGGACTGGACGGCGGCGGATCGGGGGGTTTCGCCCATGGCGACGACACGGGCAGCAGCACGCGCCTTCGCGTCGGCGGGAGGCGGAGCCGGCGGCGGGGAGGCCGCGGGCACACCAGGCGGGGCGGGAGCGGGTGCCGGGGTGGGGGCTCCGGCGGTGCCTCCCGGTGTGAACACGGCGGGGACGACGGCCTTCAGCGCCTCGACAGCGGCAGCCGCGGCGGCGGCATCCGTGGTGCCGTCGAAGGTGACCATCTTCGCCACGGCGTCGAGGGCGGCGGGTGCGACGCCGGCGGTGAGGAGTGCGGTGTGGACGTGACCGGCGGCGGTCGCGAGAGCGGCGGCGGATGCGGATGCGGCGGCCTCGGTGGCGAGGCGGGCGTTCTCCGCCTTCAGGCGTTCGATCTCGGGGAGGTCAGCCTCGGCAGCGATGCGGGCCTGCTCGGTGAGGTACGCGGCGATGTCAGCCTCGGCCTGCGCCCTGGCGGCAGCGGCAACCTGATCGTTCGCGGCCTGGAGAGCGAGCAGTTGAGCGGCCGGATCGGTGGGAGGGGGGACCACCGCGGCGGGCGGTGGGACAGCCACCGGGGCCGGGGGTGTCGGGGGGTTCGTCGGCTCACTCACGGCGCACACGGTCCGGGGCGGAGAGGGGACGGGAACGGATGCACGGGGGAGGGACGGGCGGAGCTACCTAACCGATGGCGGCCCCCTCTCCGCCGGAACGCCGACTCGACACCGACGACGGCAGCGACCAGCAGCAGCCCGGTGACAGCGCCGTAGGCGGCGGCGATCGCTTGCGCGCGGGGCCCGTACTTCGTCACGGAGCGCCCTCGGGCGGGGCGGGCGGGGCCGCGGGGGCGGCAGCCTCCGGGATCACCAGCCCGAGCCGGTCGGCGGCGAGCTCCTCGGAGCCGGTGGCGTCAGCGACGGCCTTCGCGCCTTCCGGGTCGGCGGCTCGGATCCGGGCCACCTCGCCAGCGGCGTCATCGATCGTGAGGCCGGCGGCGACGAGTCGGGCGATCGCGGTCTCCGGTGAGATCGCCTTCGCCGTGAGGAGCGCCACCACATCCCGGATCACGCCGGCGAGGTCGGACGGGAGGTACGGGCCCGGGGCGACACGAGCGGTCAGGAGCGGGCCGGGCTCGAGCGCCCCGGACGTCATCGCGAGCTTCTGCGCGCACCGCAGCACACCCGTCCACACCGGGCGGCGGGACACCCTCAGCGCCTCGATGAACTGGCGGAACGGGTCGAGCTTGAGGCTGAAGTGGTAGCCGGACGCCGCCGCCCCCTCACCGTCACGGACCCGGCCCACGACCT